TATAAATTCACATCTATCTAATCGAAATGTTACTCCTTGATCTGTTACTTCTTCCCAAACTCCTGCATTTGAAGGCTTGAAAAAATTTCCAACATAGGGTTGTTTTGTTATTTTTTTAGAAGTTCCGGTATGATAAGCACCATATTCAAAACCATAAATTTTATATTCACTACTATTAGCCATTATGCAAATTGCATACTCATCTGGAGCAAGAAAGATAGGATGATCAAATTTAAACATTGTTCTTGAACCTTGATCTGTATCACTTTTATTTGCACTATAAGAATTGCCTAAAAAGCCAGCGGGAAATCCTCCACTTGTATTTGCTACAGGAGTGCTTGTGTTTGCACTAATTTTTCCAGGAGTCAGGACAACTTCACTTCCAGATATAACCAATGATGTACTTGGCAATCCATTAATCATGGGTCTTAGTTGTAAAGTTACAGGAGTCTTATTTCCTACTGATGTATTTTTTTGACTAAAAAACAAAGTTACAGAATCAACAAAAAGACCTGTAGAATATTGATTTTTGTCAATAAAGAAAGATTGTGCCATCGGATTCATATAATCCGTAGACTTTGATTGTCTTCCATCAGAAGTTGATCTTGTAACTCTCTCTTCTTTAATATTTTCTCGTCTGGAAATAAAAGGTCTAGCAGAAACAAAACCTAATTCGTTTTTAGCATCAACTACTCCTGCAGAATGAAATATATCTTCTGCAACCGATGTTGTAACAGCAGTAATATTATCAGGATCATCTGTCACTCTAAAAAGATTTTGACTTCCTGTAAATCTATCAGGAAGAACATTAAAAACTCCTCCAACAACACCTTCAGAAGAAACTGATAATGCTAAATCATTAAAATCATAATTTACAAGTGCGGAAATAGATCCATTTGCTTCTGTAGTATCTCCTTGAATTACTGTTCCAATAGAAAAGGCAGATTCAGTAGACATATCTGTGAGTAAAACAGTACAATTATTCTGATTATTTCTATCGCTCATGTAAATAATTTTAGCAGTATTGCTCGCATTTGATCCAGAACCCTGAATTGTAACTTGTTCAAAATTACCAGGAGTGGTTCTAAACACATTAGATGTACTTACATTTGATAAACTTACAACTGCGGCTTGCTTCACATTAGCCGACATATTTTGATCACCAAAATAAGCATAAACATTTTTGCTTGGTTTTAATCCCTTAGCAATAAAAGTTATTGATTGTTCTCTGACTTTTGGAACTATACTTAAATTAACTGTTTTATTTCCAACGGTCTTAATTATTTTTTCCGGTACACTTCCTGAACTCAATCCGGTCAATGTTTTAGTTTGATTTGTTGTTTTTGCTCTTCTATCATTATTTCCTGAATCACCCGTATCTCTTATACCTTCTTTAACATCGTTATTAATTTGTGTTCCAGACCAAATTTCTTCCCAATCATTCCAATGAGTGCCGTGTCCTTTATTTGTTAAGACACTAGAAACCCAATTGTCATATTGTCCTTCAATATTAACTTTTACTTGTACTTGACCACTCTGATCATACCACATATCTCCATATGGATCTAATTTCATTTGACCCATATAATTCTGAACAGAAAAAGGATTTATCTGAAAAGTTTTTTGAACATTTTTACCATCATTCGATCCTGTAAGAGACATTTCTATAAACGTATTTGTTGCAAATGGTAGAGTTAATATACCAGAATTATTCACTATAGTCGAAAAAACAGATGCACCACCAGAATTTGCATTAAACTTTAATGGATGTAAATCCGAATTAAACGATGGTCTTAAAAATTTATGGGCATAATCAACTGACATAACAAAGTCATCATTAAAAACATCTCCGATATTATGTCCTGCAAAAGGTTCTACAAGAATTCCATTTTTAAATCTATCGTTATTGTTACCATCAGTAATAACTAATCCATCAGCTTCTTTTTCTAATAGACTAAGAGAAACATAATATTCAAGATTTTCAACTCTTCTTTCAAGTTTACCAACATCTCTCATTGTAAATCTCTTATTATCAACATAATTTACTTTTACATCATCTGGATTAAAAGTATATGCAGGCATTTCAAGATTATACAAGGTCATTGAATCATCATCATCGGCAGGCAATTGTGGAGATTTGTCTGATACTCCTTCAATTACATCAAACGTTTTATCTCTATTCAATACAATTTTATCTTTTCTTGAAATATAATATTCATAATCCGCATCAAATGTGAAATCATAATCGGGCATTGCTTTTTCATTAAACACATTTGCTGTTGCTGTAATATCATTATTTTGTGAATTGGTTCCATCAGATGTTTCAAAGCCCAATCTTTTAGGTCTAAAATCGATCATATTTCTTAATTCAACTTTTACACCAGTTGTTGGACTTGTGTATGTTGGAATATTATCATATGATGTATTTCCAGTACCCGACCAAGTATAAGAATCAATTGTATGTGGACCATAACCAGTATGATTATAATAATCAACTATTGCTAGTACTTTACCATTTGGTTTTTGTTCTCCAGTTTTTAAAGTTATAGTTCCATAATCATAATAATTATCTTTTTGACCATTATCAAATATAAAGTTACTTGTAATATTATGAGCATTTGCAGTATTAGACACAGCCGCAAGTAACATAGCATTTGTAACTTCTTTTGTTGGATCTAAAGAAGTTATAACCGCAACCAGTTTATTAATGTCTGCTATTTCTAAACTATTAGTTACTCCAGGTTCAACATTTAATGTTGTTCCCAAATAAATTTGACCAGAATCTGCTTGAATTGTATTTGATGAAGCAGAAGTCACATTAGCAACTGTAACATTTCCTGACACTAAAGTTTTTTTACCAAGACCATCAGTTTTCATCATTGTAGCAAGAACATATAATTTTTGACCCGAATAATCTTTTGCATTTGTACCAGATGATTCAACATTGATTAACAACTGATCTCCAACTTCATTCAATGAAATTGATCTATTATCCCCGAAAGAAGAACCTGAAGTATTACTAAATTCAATATATTCTCCTTCACCAGCAGAATCCGTAGTAAAAACTAAATAATTTGCATCTGCGATAGCGGAGCTAACATTTCCCGCACCAGTTGCTGGATAAAACAATTCTGATGTTCCTGGTAAAGATGTTATAGTTGCCAAATTTTGAGTAAGGTCCGCTGTAAATCCTCTTTTTAATTTATAAGATGCACTTGACATACTCGCAAGTGTTTTGTTTTGAAGAGGAAATAATAATGATCTTTGATCTTCATTATTATCATATAGAACAGTATTTCCAGTCTCAGTCAAATCACTTTTACCACTAACATCAATATTCATGGCCTTCTCAAATTTTTCGTCATCATCTATATTTACAAGAGACCTAATATCCTTAACTCCAAAATTTATAGAATAAGTTGTAACGCCCAATTGAGTTGGTTGTGTTAATGTACTATCTAAAAGTGCAGTATATGCTGAGACTTGAGCATCTCCATCTCCATTTAAATCATAACCACAGTCGGTGTGAGACCTCGCACCCGACCATGAAATAATTCTTCTTGTATCGGAAGAGTTTACACCCAAATATGATGTATTAACAGTTATCGTTGCTCCATATAAACAATTGACTGTTGGAAAAGAATCAGATCCAGTTTCTTTTAAATTGATAAGTGTACTATTAGCCATAGATGAAGCTACATCTCCAGTTGCTTTATTAAATCTAAAATCAAATAAATGAGCATCATATACTGCAGGAAATTTTGTATGATAACTACCGTTTGCAGTACCACCAGAAACATACCCAAATTCATCAGGAGAAACAGTAGATGATCTTCCTGCTTTAAAGTCAAGTTGTCTTAATCGTGCTGTTCCTATTTTTGTGTTTGCTACTGATCCGGCTGAAGTATTATCAAGACCAGTATATTTAATTCCTGCAGTATTAGCATTGTAAGTAATAAGATTTGCAGTTGCGGGTCCATGAACGACAGTTGTTGAGGGCCACTTAACAATATGTAAGTCCATTAAATCAGCTCCGGTGCCCCCAGATGTTGTATTAATAGTTGCAGTATTTACACCCAAAGTAAAAGCAGTATTACAAATAATATCTGTTACAACTGCATATGGTCCAAATTCAACTCCCTGTTTTTCTGCGACAACTGATTCTGTATCTCTTGCTTTATTCAAATTTATATATGTTGGAGATAAAGTTTCATGCTCAAAACCTTTAATATATGCTTTTCCTGGACTTAATTCTGCAGTTATTTTTGTAGAAACACCTATTCTTTGATTATTACTTCCATCACCCAAAGCTGTTCCAGTTGTTAATGTAAGAGCCGTAGTATTTCCTATTGCTGTAACTTCAGCAATTTTTGAAGTATTACTAGAAAAGAATATAGTATCACCAACATTAACATCTGCTATAAAATTTGAACCATTAGCAGTAACCGTTGTGCTTGTATTTGTTGTTGTTCTATCAGAAGCAACTCCTTGAATTTTATGATCAATAACATCAAGAGAAAATGGCCTAACTGTAAAATCTCCGGAAGCATCAAATGTTCGTCTTGCTAAAGTCTTTTCTATATTTCCCATAATAGGAAATTTTACTTCTTCAATCTTTTCACCATTTTCTAATCTTAATAGTTCAATAAAATCAGAATCCGAACTTTTAGCAATCGGATCAGTTACTCCTGTTACGTATACAGGTGTTCCAGATGCAGGAGTTGAGGGCCTACCCTGTATTAAATAAGAAAATACTGTAGTGGATCCAACTGCTGAAATTGTAAATTTTCCATTATATTCTGTCTCGGTTGCGCCTGTTACAACTATAACATCACCAACTGACAAGTTGTGATCAGTAGTTGTTGATATACTTACTATTCCTGATCTGTTATCTTTTGTATTAATAGAAAATGTAACACCAGATGATGCTATTGTTTTACCGTCTTCGAAATAAGATTTTGATGATAATTCTAAATCAATTTTATATCTACTTGCTCCAGGAGCAGAATAATTAGGAGTTCCTATTGCATTATCTAAAAGTGTAGAATCTTCAATACTTGAAACTATAGTTTCTACTATTGATAAACCTATTCTTGTAGAGGGATTATTATTTTCAGTATCTAAAACAAGATTTTGTGGGGAAACATGTATAAAATAACCACCAACATAGAACAGTCCCTCATTAACACTAACTATAGAACCAATACCAGAAGCCAAAGATGTAGATGTAGTTGATCCAGTCAATCCATCATCTGCTCCTGCTACAGTCGCAAAATATGTTGTTCCTGAATCAATCGTATTAATTGTTTCATCATCTAAAAATTTAGTATCATCAACATAATTTATCATCAAAATATCTAAATTTGTTGTCGAAAAAAGTTTACTTGTTATAACCTCTGCTTTTGCACCAGATGTTTGACCTTGAATAATTCTACTATTAAAATTTGTTGAAGTAATTGCGATATTAGAATAGGTTGGTTTTAATTGTAAGGAATTAATTTTATTATTTAAAACTAATTCTGCTCCTAAAACTTTAGAACCATCTTGATAAAGAGTGTCTCCTGTTCTTTCTAATTGATTTTGAAGAATAGATTGTATTTGATTTAATTCTCTCGCCTGAACCGAATATCCAGGACGATATAAAACCTTATAAAATTTATTTGCTTCATCAAAATCATCATAATAAGGTGATATGTTAAAATCTTGTGTTAATTTAGGCATTTGTTAAAACTCCAATACAATCTTAAAATCTTCTACTTGATTCTGCAATCTAGTAATTTTTGCTCTATTTTCAATATAAAGTACATCACCACTATATGGTTTCATTCCTGGTTGAGTAATACCGTTTGCAGAGATTGTTCCGGTTGAACTTGTATTTGCACCAGTCACAACAGTACTATCTTGAAAAGTACCCTTTACTTCATTTATTCTTAGTGTATTATTATTTAGAAAATCAACAACAACACCATTGGCAGTACTATTTGCTAAAGATGTTCCCGAATAAACTTTTTCATCTGGCTGAAAAGATCCACCAACACTTCCAACTTTTAAAGTTGTAGATTGATCAGATAACGAATCTGTAAAAAACGCAAGAGTATTTGCAGATTGTAAGGGATCTCTCAATAAACCCACTTGTCTAAAATCATTAGATACTGTAAATCTTCCTGATTCATTTCCGGAAACACGAGAATCAATCATAACTCTATTTCCACCCAATTCTTCAATCGCATTTTTACCATGTCCTCCTATGGGTCCTATAATAACTGTAGAATTTGCTCCTGATCCATGAGAAGAATTAGCAAAAATAGATGGGTCTGCTACAGTATAGTTTGATCCTTGTTGTGTAACGACTATCTCTGTTATACCATAAGTTGAATTTCCTCTTGCTCTTCCTTTAAAAGTAGATCCATCTCCATTTATTGTAATTGATGGAGCTACTTCATAACCAGAAACAGTATTCGGTGTAATTGTAAAAGCAGGACTTACCGTTATTCTTTGGAGTAACGAATCATATTGTGTAATTGTAGTCTGTTCTCCCTGTCCTGCATTATTTACCACAAAAATAGTTGAATTTACATATAGCCCATCTGTAGTGCTATTTGCACTTGTCGATAATTGCATTACAGTAGAATTAGTCACACTTGCAAAAAGTCCAGTATCAAATTCATATGTTGATAGTGGTATAGTAGAAATTGTTGCTCTTGCATTAGATGTTTCTCCTAAAACAACTTCACCATTTACAAATTTTGTATTTCCCGCACTAACACCATAAGTTAAATTATTTGCCGCAGAAGTAAAACTAACAAGAGTACCATATTGATTCGATGTTTGACCAACTAAAGTTTCATCTGCAATAAAATCTTGAGCATCACCAGAAGCATTTTTCGGTGCGGCTGTAAATTCAACTTTAAAATCACCATTTGATGTCTTATTAACGATATCTATTTGTCCATCAATGGTAGCATCTTCAACAGCAACTTGTCTAGTATCTACACTTTGTTGTACAGGAAGATATTCAGATGTTACGAATTTCAAAGTATCTTGAGATGTAACTGTATACATATATTTCCATTTATATCCGTCAGCAACTTCAATAACTGCTGAACCCGTACCAGTTGGCTTAATTGTTGAAGTTCCATTTGACAAATTATTTTGTAAACATTTATATACATTTAATTCTTCTGTAGCAACATAAAAATTATTCGATAACTGGTATGGATTTATATGATTATAAGCAGTATATGCAGTATTCGATTCCCAATTATATCTTGTAATAATATGTTTAACATCTGCAGAAGTAACTTTTTTTGCGGCAATTATTTGATCCCAATAACTATATAAAGTATTTGCTACAGCTTCATTGGGAGCAGGAGGAACATCTTCATCCTCCCATTCTTGAACTTTTCCAATAAACAAATACAAATTTGTTGCTGAAGTTTCACCAAGCGATTCAATAAATTGCTCTGCGTTATGTACTTTAAATTTTGTTGTTACTAATCTAGCCATATCTTTATTTATGTTAATAAAAAATTTTTATGTTTGTATAAATTTTGGTATTTGATTATTAAATGTTGATAATATTTCAAATTTTAAACTACCTTCAGTTGATGTGTTTCCAAGATACGCCGAATTAGCAGTACCTATTCCGTCTTCAAGAAGCAACAATCCTGTAGTACTTGAATTAACTGTCAAATTCATAAAATTATTTGAAGCATCATAAGGATTTGATAAAGATATAGTAGATGCGCTTCTTTCTAAATCAAAATTTCTAAATGAATGTAAAGTTATAGTTTGTCCACTTATTCCATTACCCAATGCTATATTTAAATTTAAAGTTTGATCAGTTATTGATAAAATTTTTGCTTTAAGAGATGTATTAGAAGATAATGTAATAATATCATTTACTAATAAATCTTCACCAAAGAAAGAACTTGTTCCTACTAAATTAGTATTTCCTGTCAATACACCATTAACATTAGTTGTTCCTCTTACTGTTGATTCTAGCAAATTATAAAACTGTATATCTTCGTTATCAAACTTAGCTGAAGTGGGTATTGTATTATTTAAAATAATGGTATCACTATTTTCCGTAATAAAAGTTCCTGGAAAACCCGGTGTCGCTTCCTCTAAAATTATATCAAAAGAAAGATCCGTACTTATTGCGGTATTTCCTATTAAACATGTTGAATTTATTATTTCAATAACTTTTGTATCTTCCCGAGTTGACAGAACTTTGAGTCTATCATTTATTCTAAAATCTGCCTGAAAATCTGTTGCAACACCAAATATTACATTTGATTTTACATATTGAAATGTTGCAGTTGTAACTGCTTTATTATTTCGATATACACTATCTTCCAATGCAAAAATTGATGTTCCATTTTCTTCTGATACAAAGTCACCAGTTAAATCAGCAGAACCACCTTCTAAAATTAAATTATACGTTGTTATATCAATTAATGAATTATTTCCAACTGTGGAATTTGCATTACTTGAAGTATCAAACTGTCCATTACATGAATGCAAAATTAATATATTATTATTTGAATCATCTAATTCGTGTCTAAGAATTATACCAGTTACTTTTTCATTTGTCGCAGTATTTATTTGTGTAATTATACTATTTGCAACAAAATTAGCACTAGCACTAAAAATATCGGGAACGGTTGAAGTCTTAGGATACGTATTGCCAAAACCTATAATAGAAATAACATTTGATGATGATGTATCTATTGCACCTGCTAAATAATTTTCTAATCTTAACTCTCCATAAGAAACTTCAAAAGATTGTTCATTGTCAACAACAACATGTCCTCCTTCAACATATGTTGCTGAAAAATCTGTTGTTGTTATAGTTGTAGGCATATCCCAATAATCATTTAATGTATGACCAGTTGTTGCGGCAAATATAACGGTTATACCATTATTTAATTCTTGTACTCCTGTTCCCATAGCAACACCAGTTGCATCCCAAGTAGATCCACCATCATCAGACCAAGTAAATGTATCAGTAGCGGCGGCCGCATCAATTTTTACTCGATAAGATAAAGCACTAGATCCATTATATGCTCCACCAAATGTGATATCATCTAATCCAGATCCAGTAAATGTAGTTGAACCTAATGTTTTAGTAGTTTCTCCAAGTATTGCATCAGAATTACCTGTTAAAGTAATAGTTCCCGTTCCTAAATCTTGATTATTATTAAATATTACGTTATGTTTTGGATCTGTCTGGTCCTCCATCAAAAGATCATCACCATCTTCTTTTAATGCAAAATCTCCATTTTCAAATGTTATTTTATTATCAAATCCCATATTCAATTCAGCAGGATCAGGTGTAAATTCCCCAAAAAGTTTTGTTCCTATAGGATGCAACAATTTAAAAACAATTTCTTGATAATCATTAAGTTGTCTATTTGCGATTAAAGAATAAGAATAATCTTGATAATAATTGCTATCAATAAGTTTTTTATTAGAACTTAATTGCCCATTTTCATCAAGATATAATCCTGTCTCTGATCTCAGCGCACCAATTTTTGCAGTTAAAATTGCATTCTCTGCTCCAAGACCAGGTAATGATATCACAGGAGCAGATGTAAATCCAACTCCTGGATCTTGAATTTCGATAGATTTAATAGAACCAGAACCAGCATCCTCCGCAGAAACACCTACAAATGCATTATTTCCTAAAGCACCTCCAGCAGAAAAAGCAACACCTGTATTTACAGTTGCAGAAGCGCCCGAATTAGCACCAGTAATGATTTCCTCTGAAACAAAATCGATAGTAGAAAAAGCATATTCATCAATAGGAGAAGTAGTATGTCCAAAAGGTAATGTAAATTTTACAGATATATTTTCATTATATGTTAGACTGTCTAGGGCAGGATCCAATATGTCTGCATCGTTGATTAGTGTATAAGTAGCAGGAAGTGTAGCCATGTCCCAATACTCACCAAATACATGACCAGTTGTTGCGGCAAATGTAACTGTTATACCATTATTTAATCCTTGTGCGGATCCTGTAATTGCAACACCAGTCGCAGTCCAAGTAGATCCTCCATCATCTGACCAAGTAAATGTATCAGTAGCGGCGGCGGCATCAATTTTTACTCGATAAGTTACAACAGAAACTCCAGTATAAGCTCCGCCATATGTAAGATCGTTTAATCCAGATCCAGTAAATGATGTAGCAGGACCAGCGAATGAATATGTAAAAGAAGTATCACTCACTACCGTAATTGTTACACTTCCATTGTATGCAGTTTCATTTGTTCCTGCTATAGCAACTATTTGTCCATCTTCTAAACCATGTTTCCCATATGTTACTACGGTCGCAGTTGTACTGGCGCTTTGAAGTGTTGTAATACCAAAACTTGCTGTTTGATAACCACCAGTAACAATTACACCACCAGAAGTAGGAAACCAATCTGCTTTTGCAAGATTATCTGTACTATTAAAAAGTTCTCTTGAATCAAT